CACCCGCCGCCACCATCGGCAGTGCCGCTCACCGTTGCACCCTGGCTGGCGGTGCTGGTGCGCAGGTAGTAGGTCAGCGACCAATCCGGCGAGCTGGCTGGGTCCACAGCCGCATCGATCCACTCGACGGAATCCCCTGCTGTGATCGTTGCCGGGATGTTCAAGGCGCCTATCTTCCCTTCGCCACAGTCTGCAGAGCGCTACCAGCCGCTATCCGCCCTTAGAAATGGGGCGGCGTACCGCCCCATTGACCACGCCTTGCCACACCTGGCCCGGCCTCGCCAGACCTGGTTTCGCCCAGCCATGCCGTGCGGCGCCCGACATTGCCTAGCCCGGCCCGGCCGCGATGGTGGCTGGCCGGGGGCCAGGTGCGGGGGCGGTGACAGCCGCCCTTGTTCCGCTTCCCACAATCATACACATGCGGATCCGCATCACCACATCGTTACCCGGTTGGTAGGTGACGCGCGGCGAGGTTTCTTCTCAGGCTCTGGCGGTGCAGCCGTCGCGGCGGGGATCTGCCTGGATGCCTTGATCGTGGCCTCAAGCTGATCCCACATCAGCCTCCTGTTGAACCTTCGTGCCACCCACTGCAGCGTTGCGTAGGCGTACACCAGGCAGTCCAGCGCCTCGTTGCGATCACCGCTGGCCTTTACCCATTCCCGCACCGGGAAGCCTTTCACCGTGCGTAGCTGCTGCTTCTCGGCGGTGAGCTGGCGGAAGAACTCCTCATCCGCACCCTGGCCGAAGTGGAAGCTGCCAGGCCCGGTCTCGGTGTGGCGCAGCCGGCCGAACAGCGTGGTCTTTGCCGTGTCGGTGCCGACCATGTAGAGCGTCACTCCTTTGCGGATCGTCTCGTTGCGGCGGTTCACATCCTGCTTGCTGCCCTTGCCGATCACCGGCTTCCCTGCCGTGTTGGCACCCTTCAGCGGGATCACACCACGGGTCCGACGCGTGCGCGCGAACTCATAGACCTCATGGGTGCAATGGCCGCCAGAGTCCACACCCATGGCTGAAATCCTCAACTCACCACCTGACGCCAACGGCCAGCCTGCCGCCAGCACCGTATCCAGCTGCTCCCACACCTCATCGCGTGTCGGGTCGCCGTGGATCTCTTGATGCCAGATCAGCCACGCCTCTTCGCCGCGGCCCCATCCCCATACGCTCACCGCAAGGCGGTTATCCTGCACATCCACGCCGCAGGTGAGCAGCAGCACGCCATCAGGGCATGACCCAGGCAGATACCCTTCCTGCCGGGTCATCAGTCCATCAGGGCTGAGCTTCGCCGTGTAGTCATCCTCGAACGGCTCACCCAGCACGGTGTTGATGAACGTCCGCAGCTGATCACGGTCGCTCTTCACCTCCAGGAACTCCCTCACCAGCTGCTCCCAGCTCGCGTTCGGGCTGTAGCTGTACGCCGCCCACAGGTGGTAGCCGACCAGCCCTGGCGCATCAGCGGTGGCCGTCGGCCGCCACTCGCCGCGCTCCACCATCCAGCGCTTCTTGCTGTGCGGGATCCTGGCGCTGCAGCTCTCGCACTCATACGTCACGGTTTCCGGCTGGCCCTGCTCCCACTTCATCTGCTGCCACCTCAGCGCCTGCCGGTGGTCGCACTCTGGGCAAGGGACAAAATACCGGCGCTGGTCGGTGCGCAGGAACCACCGCTCGATCCGGCTGAAGTCCTTCGTCGTCGGCGTGCTGGCGATGCCGATCTTCCGGTTCCAGTAATACTCGCTGCGCCGGATACCCAGCTTGATCTGGTCGCCCTCGTTGGTGGTCGCCCGGTAGCCATCCACCTCATCAAAGATCACCACCCGCCGGCTCACCCGCCTTAAGCCGCGCGCACTGTTGGCACCCACCAGGCCCAGCACACCGCCGGGGAAGAATTTTTCGAGGATGGTGTTGCCGCCGTCCTTCTGCTTGCTGTCGCCCACCAATCCCCGCAGGCATGGCGTGTCGCGCAGCATCGGCGCGATCTCGCTCTTGCTGTGGCCCTCGGCATCCTCAACGGTCGGCTGCACGAACATCACCGGGCACGGATCCTGGTGCATGTGGTAGCCGACCAAGTGGTTAAAGATCTTCGTCGCACCGACCCTGGCGCTCTTCATCCACACCACCGTTTCCACCCGTGGATCGGTGAAGCTGTCCATGATGCCGCGCTGATACGGCAGCGTTTTCCACCGCCCAGCCTCCGCTGAGCTCTCGGCTGACAGGACCGCGTACTCATCGGCCCACTGGCTCAGGGTGAGCTTCGCCGGTGGTTTCCAGAGCTTCAGCGCCTTGGCCAGCAGCTGCGCATCACTCACCACTGCTCAGATCCTCCAGCGTTTCGCGGACAAGCTCCTCGATCAACGCCACCTCATCCAAGTAGCCATCCACCTCATCGAACAACACCACTCGCCGACTCACCCGCCGGAAGCCGCGCGCGCTGTTGGCACCCACCAGGCCCAGCAGCTGCGCATCACTCACCACTGCTCAGATCCTCCAGCGTTTCGCGGACAAGCTCCTCGATCAACGCCACCTCATCCAAGCTGAGATGCGGGATCCGCTGCCTGGCGCGTGTCGGAATTGCAAGCAGCTTGGTCCGTGCGATCGCTACGGCATTGGCCCAGGCCTTCTCCACCTGCTCCGTCGGCAGCAGCAGCGCTTCCTTGGCCTTGCGGTCCAGCTCGAGGAGGTTGGCCTTTTCGTACTCGGACCTTGCGCGGCTGACGTTGTAGTCAGGAAGATCATCGGTCTCGCGCCGGGGCGGTGGGGCGGATGATGGGCGCGGCTTGTGGCCTTGCGGTGGTCGTGGTGGCCGCGGCGAATCAGCAGCCGTCCTGGTGATCTGTCCCCACCGCTCCAGCAGGCCTTCGCTCTCCAGCCGTGGGCCGTCTGGCGTATCCACCTTCTGCAGGTCGCCAGAGTTAATCTTCCGGTACAGGCTGTTGCGGCTGCGCAGGCCCAGCAGCTCGGCAGCATCGGAAAGCGTGATCAGCACTCAGGCGTCAGGACTGTCACATCAGGCTATGGGGTGCGTGACAGGCGTGACAGGGGTTGCAACGCTATAAGGCAATGCGCCTTGGCACATACCGGGGAGCCATTCTTTAGCCAATTTCTGGGGTCGCGGCACCCGCAGGCAAAAACGCCCCAGGAAGAACCTAAAGATTTGCAACAGGTTTCAGAATCCCCGCCGCTTCCTAGCCAGCTCTCTCTCAATGCCCTTGATGAACTGCTCAGCCATTCGTGATTCGACTTCCTTCTTCATCACATCACCGAAGCGTGAATTGCCCATGAACACTGATCCAAGTGATGGACCGTGAATGACTTCAATGGGCAGCCTTGACTTACCAACACGGAAGAACGGCAGCTCAATGCCTTGAGCACCACGAGCGACGAAACCACGCCTGAACTTCTGGCGCTCACCCTTGATGATGGTGAACCCGTACCAGCGGGAGGCGGGCTTGCCACCGAACTGTGCGGCGGTACGTGGACGACGGGAGAGGTTGATGATGGCGGTGGTACCACCATCCACGAAGCGCGGCCCCTTGATGTCGGACTTGATGCTGGTGGCCTTCCAGTTGTACCTGGCCCCTACGGCCTTGGAGATGGCGGGTGGTGTGGCCTTGGCGGCGTACTGCACGCCACCCTTGAGGGCACGCTCGAAGGTGGTGGGCGACAGGAAGGCCAGCATGGCGCCCAGCTGCTTCTGACCGTCGAGGTCGATGGTGAGGTTGAACCCAGCCATCACCCCACCCCCGCCGGTGCCGGCTCCCGCTCCCGCTCCTGGTAGCGAGCGGCCACGACGCGGGCACCAGGCCGGAGGCGTAGATATTGGGCGCGTGCGCCCCAGGCGGAGTGCGATCGCACGGGGAAGTCCTGGGTGCGGCCCTCGGCGATCCGCACGGTGACGAGGTACCAGCGGAAGACGGCCTTCATTGCAGCAGCTCCTCCAGCTCCATGCGCTTCAGGTCCAGGTCGGTGGGGATGTCCCAGGAGCAGTGGCTCTCCTTGTCGGCAGAGACGGCTGTGAGGCTGCCTACGGCGTCCCAGGAGGCGACCCAGTTGAGGATCAGCTCCTGCCACCAGGAGAGCCAGGGAAGCTCACGGCTGAGCAGCAGGGAAGGCGATGAGGCGCGCTTCAAGGGCTGGGGGCGGCTTTCTCAGTCTGGGGATGGGTGTGCCCTACCTGCCCTACCTCGCTGCCCTACCTCAGGCATAGGTAGGGCAGCCGAGAAGCAAGGCCAGCACAGGCGTTTCGGCTCATTGCCCTACCTACCCTACCTACTTCTAGAGAATAGATAAAAGGGGAGTAGGGGTAGCAGGGAGCACATAGGTGGCAGCTACGGGGAAATGTGCGAGATAGGTAGGGCAGTAGGGCAGGTAGGGCAGGCACAAAAAAACGCCAGCGGTGGACTGGCGTTTCGGCTGCCCTACCTCGGGCAGCAGGTGGGGCAGTGATCAGTCCGGCTTCATCCAGCGCCATTGGCGGTGGCTTCCGACCAAGACCCGCTTCCGCTCGTAGCCAATGGACCGCAGGATGTCGGCGACGGCCATCTGATCGGCTCGGGTCTGGCGCTCGACTGGCTTGGCAATGGCCTGAGACAGGATGCGTTCGGTGGTGATGGATTCGCCCATGACGAGCTTGGCGAGCCATTCCTGCACGGCCGGCAGCCATGGGCTTTCGACCCGGTAGGCCTCGTTCTCCTCGCTGACCTTGATGGCCAGGTCAGGCGGCAGGTAATTGGCGGCGCCATCACGGAAGGCATGGACGGCACCAGACCAGATCGCATCGCGCTCGGCCATCAGTGTTGGCGTATCGATCGGGTCGAGCTCGGTGCGGGTTGTAGGGATGACCCAAAAGCGGCGGTTGCCTGTGTCATCGACCAGGAAGCCGGTGGAGCGGTTGGTGGAGCCGACGATGATGCCGCGACGTGGGAAGGATTCGGTGGCCTTGCCGTAGGGCACACGGAACAGGTCAGTGCTCTGGCTGAGGAAGGCCTTCACCTGGCCGGCGTGCTTGCGGCCCATGATGTGATCGAGCTCAGCCCACTCCATGATCCAGGAGCGGTGGAGGATCATCAGGTCGTCCTTCGAGCTGATGTCGCCCAGCGCATCAGAGAAGAACGCACCACCTAGCGACTGCCAGAAGCTGCTCTTCCTGGCGCCCTGGTCACCCATGAGCACGCAAGCGGTGTCGTGCTTGCAGCCGGGCTCAAAGGCACGCCGGACGGCACCGATGAGGGTGCAGCGGATCATGTGGTCGTAGATGGTGGGTCCGCCGAGCGTGGCGTCTTCAGGCCTGAGGTAGGCGGTAGCGAGGCCACCGATGTAGGCAGGGGGTACGGTGGCTGCTACGTGCTCCAGGTAGAGCGTTACGGGGTCGTAGGGATGCTCCCGCGCCACCTGGACCAGACAGTCCACAGCAAGCTCCTTCGACACCTTGTAGCCCTGCTCAGCGAGGGAGAGGTAGAAGCGCTCGATGCCCTCGATCTCGGCGCCATCCATTTCGATCATCTGTGAGAAGCGGTTGAAGCGGATCCGATCGGCGCCGGCTTGGGTGCGCAGCAGGGCCAGCAGCTCGCCGGCTTCGAGCTTGCTGGGTTTGCTTAGCATCGGCGCCGTCGTGGGCTCATCGGCCGCGGCAGGTGCTGCTGGCGTGCTGTTGATGACGCGGCGCTGGGTGCGGGTGTGGAAGCGAAGGCGTGATTCGAGCTTGTCTGGTGGTGTGCCTGGTGTCGGGTGATGGGCAGCGGCACCATCAAAGCGATGGCGGGCCTTGCGGACATCGAAGTCGCGTGACTTGAAGCGAGCCGCAGAGATGTGCTGCTCGAATGCTTCAGCAGCGGAGATGTCAGGCCTGTGCCCTTGGGCGAGGATCCATTCCTCGGTGCCTTGCAGGTCCAGGGCCAGCTTGAGTTGATCGTCATTCCACTGGCCTGGTGTGCCGCCGGATTCGATCAGGCTGCGGCTATCGCGGGTGATGAAGTCCAGCAGCGGCACGTTGGCCGGCATGGACGGCGACTGGCTGAGCAGCGGTAGGGCGATGGGTTGCGGCTCATCGATCAGCAGCTGGATCAGCGCTTCCGGTGCTTCGGAGATGCCAGCTTCAGCGGGTGAGCGGTTTTTGATCCAGCGGTAGGCACCGGTGATGGGGTGGGCGCCGATGACGACGGACTGATGGCGGTTCCAGCGAAGGTCAAGGTTCTCTGCCTTGCCGTCTGCGTCAACCTCGCCAGTGGCGAAGACGCGGCGATTGCGCATCTTGGGCCAGTAGCGCTCAGGGACGGTGAACAGCGCCTGGAAGCGGCCATCACGGCCTGAGGTGCAGATGGCGGTCTTGGGGATGCTGCGCGGCGGGATGCCGAGCTTTTCCAGTTGCGCGGAGGCACTGATGCCGTCGTGATCGAGGAAGAGCAGGCCACCTGATGGAGGGCCGGCGATGACGCCGATGGCCTTGGCGCGACCGGCGGTGACTTCGGCGGCGGCCTGCTCCTTGGTGAGTGGTTGTGACTGCCAGTTGGGCTGATAGGGCCGCTTGTTGCCATCGACGGCAACCAGGCCCCAGGAGAGCGGCAGCTCCTGAAGCTGGTCGAGGAGCTGTTGCACAGCGGGTCAGGCTGCTGTCGGTGCTGGGCCTTGGCGCTCGACATCGCGCACGATGAGCTGCCGCAAGTACGCGGCTCTGCTGCATCCGTAGTACCGGGACATCTCGTCCAGGTGTGCGACGTGCTCGTTGGCGAGCTCGATGGTGATGCAGCGCCTGCCTTCAGGGATGGGCCAACCGGGCATGATGGGGAGGTGGTGGATTTCCCCATCTTAGGGGGTGAGGTTGCGGATCCGGAAACTTAGGGGTACAGTTCGGAGGTCCAGCGCTATGCGCCGCGCTGCCGCGCGACGCATCGCCCCGCTGCGCTACGCACCGCAACGGGGGCCTCACCCGAGGTCCCACACCCCACCTCTGAGCTTCTGGCTCACTGGTGGGCTGATCTCAGTCCACTGGCCAGCGCACCGCCTCGCCACGCATCGCAGCGCCCCGCGTCGCCGCGCGTCGCGACGCACCGCAACGGCCCCAG